TGGCTCTACGAATTGGAGAGTGATCTCTGTCAACGTTATTGAACCCGGCGACACCCGGATAATGTATGACATACAGCTTCGGAGATAGACCGTGCCATTAGATAACATCGGCGCCGCACGCGACGCGGTTTTTGCCCATTTTACAACTATCTGGAATACGATCACGCCAACGGTACCCACACTTCAGTACCAGGGAAAGATTTATGATCGCAAACCCGAACCTAATGCGGCTTGGGCTAAGATTATGATGTTGCACAACCCTGCCGCTGCGGGCCAGCACACACTAGCGGGTGAATCCGGTTCCGTTAGACACACCCGCCGGGGGCAAGTCATTGTCATGATTATGACTCCGACGGCTGATAACGATGGCTTGACAGATGCCGACGAGTACGCCAGAGTTGCGATGACAGCTTTTGAAGGTGGTGTGACTGCCCCTGATCGGGTACTATTTCGAAACGCTTCACCGGTTGAAGTAGGGCCAGACGGCCCTTGGGAGCAGGTGAACGTGGTTGCCGACTTCGAATATGATGTTGTAGTATAGCGATCATCGCGCGAATTGAACGGAGAGCAGTGAGATGGCTCAAGTAAATAAAATTGATTCTAATGCTACCGGACTTCGGTACGCTGAAGAAGATTCGATCGGCACATTAGGTACACCTACCTGGTATGGGTTGGAGCCTAACAGCTACAACGACTTCGGCGGGGAGATCGCGACCATCGCGCGTAATCCTATTAACATCGACCGGCAGCGCCAGAAAGGTGTTACCACTGATCTTGATGCTGCTGGTGGGTTCAACCATGACCTTGTTCAAGACAACCTTCAAGATATCCTTCAGGGGTTCTTTTTCGCTGATCTTCGCCGGAAAGGTGAAGAAACGGTTACTGCGGTGGACCTTGATACCTCCAACCCTGATGAATTTGAAGTGGCCGCGACCGCGGGGTTCCTTACGAATAGCCTGATTCTTGGTACCGGTTTCACGAATGCAGGAAACAACGGGTTGTTCACCGTAACGGCCATCACCACGGACACTTCGGTGGAAGTCGCTGATGGCGAGCTGACTGCGGAAGCCTCACCCCCGTCTGACGCGAAGATCACTGTGGTTGGCCATGTCGGCGCTGCCGGCGACCTAACCATCGACGTGAGCGGTAACCTACCGGTCCTCGCCAGCTCTTCTCTCGATTTCACCACGCTCGGGCTTATCCCCGGCGAATGGATTTGGATTGGCGGTGCGACGGCCTCTGACCAGTTCTTCAATTCTGAGAACAATGGCTTTGCCCGGATATTCTCCATCACCGCTAATGCCCTTACGCTTGATAAGACCCAGAGCACGATGGTTACTGATGATGGTACCGACACCGGTTCCGGCGGCACCAATCTAGCGATCCAGCTTTTCTTTGGTCGTGTGCTGAAGAACGAGAATACTTCCACGCTCATTCAGCGTCGCACATACAACCTGGAGCGCACTTTGGGCGCTCCTGACGGCGCTTCGCCATCCGCCATCCAGTCGGAGTACTTAGTCGGCGCAGTGCCCAGTGAGTTGGTTATGAATTTCAGTGGTCAGGACAAAGTGAATCTTGACATGAACTTCGTCGCGACAGACCACGAGACGCGCGATGCTGCCACCGGTGTGAAATCTGGTACACGCCCGACGCTCGCTGCTGATGATGCCTTCAACACTTCGAGTGATTTCACTCGTCTGAAGATGCACGTTCTCGACCCAACCGATTCGAACCCAACGGCTTTGTTCGCGTATCTGACGGATTTCAGTATCACCATCAACAATAATGTTAGCCCCAATAAGGCTATCTCCGTTCTTGGTGCCTTTGACATCACGGCCGGCCAGTTTACGGTCAGTGGAAGCGCGACGGCGTACTTCTCTAACGTGAGTGCTGTTGCTTCTGTTCGTGCTAACGCGGATGTGACTATCGACTTCGCGTTGGTGAAATCGCGTATCGTTGATTCGAACACGATCTACAGCGGTATCGTCTGTGATCTACCCCTGCTCTCGCTGGGTGATGGTCGCGCTAACGTTGAACAGGATGAACCGATTACGCTACCTATTACGAAGGAAGCTGCCGCCGACCGTGATTTCGATCACACCTTGCTGATGGTGTTCTTTGATTATCTACCATCTACTGCCAATTAATCCCGGCAAGGACACGCTTTGAGAGTGGTGCGTGACTAGAAACCACTCTCATAACACTTTGTAAAAAACAAAGGACACGACGATGAATAACCCCGAAGAGTATGTGAGCGAACCTGCGTCTGCGATTGACGAAATCAAGAGTGATGAGTCACTCGGTCGTGGTGAAAGCCCTTATGTCGACTTTCAGACGGATTCTGCTGCTGAGACGCAGGGTATCCGGTTGGAATACGGAAACTATTACGTAACCATCGCCCGTGCCGGCGGTGCTAACAAAAATTTCAAAAAGGTTCTTGAAGTTGAATCTCGTCCATACCGTCGACGTATTGAAACTGAGACGATGAGCCTGGATTTGGCGGAAGATCTTCTGCGCAAAGTATACTCTCAATCGGTGATCATTGGTTGGGGGTCTAAACGCCACGGCGACGGGAAAATGGTAGGCCCTGCTGGTGAAGCAATCCCCTTTACACGTGAAAACGTCTATCAGGTTCTCGCGGATATCCCGGAGCTATACGAAGACATCAGGGATGCGGCCACCAAAGCGGCCACTTTCCGTGTCGTCGGAGTAGAGGAAGACGCAAAAAACTAACGGCGGTCTTGCTCTATGATTTGGTGCAAGGCCCGCACGAGTCATTTATCCTCGAACAAGCGAGGAAGAACAATGACCCCATACCGGATAAGATAGCTAACGCCCCCCGACTCCATGTCGGGTTGGACCTTTACTACCAAGCGTTTTTGGAACTGCACTCATGTCGAGCGATCGGCATGAGTGTAGGCCCTATTCCGTGGACGGCTATACGCCAATACGCGGACGACATGTGCTTGGTGGATGAGGGGGATTTCGATCGCTTCAATTTTCTGATAAGGTCTATGGATGGCGTGTACCTTAATCACGTCGGAAAGAAGCATAGCAAGTAAGGCGTTCTATGGGCACTCATCCGTTTGAAGACATGCCGCGTGTCATCAATCGACGCGCTGTAGAGGCGGGCAACTCTTTGACTCGTATAGTGCGGAAAGCCGCTACAGTTGGTGGCGCCGCTGTTGTGGACGAGACACCGGTGGACACGGGTAAAGCCCGTTCGAATTGGGTCGCGTCAATTAACGGCCCTATTGAGACAACTATCCCCCCGTACTCTCCTGGAATGAAGCTAGGCCGAAGTGAGCGCGCTAACGCTAATGCCGCGCTATCGCAGCACCAGAGCGCCATTACAAGGTTTGACGCTGAGAAGCATAGGGCTATCCACATCACCAATAATGTGCCATATTTAACATACTTGAATACACCGCCCGGCAGTTCCGCACAAACGCCTGCGTTATTTGTGCAAAGGTCAGTTCAGGCGGCAATCGTAGCTATAACCGGTGAGCGCATCTTTAAGAGTAGATAAAAATGGCAACGGAACGCTTTGAGATCATATTCAGCGCTCGTGGACTCCGTGGGGTTCAGCGGGACATGGGCCGGTTGGGGCAGCAAGCCAATGCCACACGTAAAGCGCTGGGCTTCCTGCGTGCCGCACTTGTTGTCTTCGCCTCTGTGCAGATTGTACGCGGCCTGATTGACTTTGCTGATACGTTGACAACTATCCGTAACCGGTTGCGCCTAGTGACGGGATCGGTGGACGAGCTGAACACCGTGCAGGCTAAGCTGTTCGAGATATCGCAGCGTACCCGGACATCTTTTGCTGAGAATGCGGAGTTCTTCAATCGCTTGGCGCGAGCCACCCAGAGTATGAAACTGAACTTCGGTGAACTCGCTACGGTGACTGAAGGCGTTGCGATCGCGATTAAGGTTTCTGGTGCGTCAACTACCGAAGCTATCGGCGGTATACGCCAGTTGTCGCAGGCTCTTGCGGCCGGCGCCGCGCAGGGTGAAGAACTTCGCTCTATCGTGGAGAATCTACCCCGTTTGGCTTCTACTATCGCCAAGCAGTTCAAGATCGCCGGCGGTGAGCTGATCGCTTTCAACAAGGCGTTTGAGGGTGCGGTCACTGCTGAAGCGATTGTCCGCGGCACATTGGAAGAGATTGAAATCCTGCGTGAAGAGCTGTCGCAAGTGAAGTTCACCGCGGCGGACGCGTTCCAGGTGCTCTCTAATCAAATGGTGTTGTTTCTTGGTAACCTGAGTGACGCCACCGGGGCCGGTAGGGCTTTGAATGACCTGATCCTCGGTATCGCTAAAAACCTCGGTCTCATAACAACGGCGCTCGCCGCCTTTGCGGCTATCACCGTGTTCAACCTTCTGGTTGGACAGGTGGCTACGCTAAGTGCCCGGATGCTTCTCTTTGGTAAGGTGGCCACATCGGCTGTCTCGCCTGTCTTTAGGTTGTTCTTGGCGCTACTCTCGCCCATAGCGCTTGTCCGTGCGGCTATGGTGAGTCTGGGCGGTGTCATTGTAGCGACCCTGAAGCCTTTCGCCGTATTAGCGGTGCTTGCTGGTAAAGCGATTCTGGGTTTACTTAACCCTGTACGCTCGTTAGTGAGGCTAATGGGACTGCTCCGAGTCGCCGTGCTTACGAATCCTCTGTTTTTAATCGGAGCGGCTGTTGTCGGCGGGATTGTTGCGGCGTTCTTCTTGCTTCGTGATGAGGTCGGCGCATTGATAGAACGTTTCGGTGGGCTTCGGCAAATCTTTGACAACATTGTTACCGCGGGTGTGGCCACGGTAAACACCCTTGTACGCACTTGGAAGATACTGCCGGCCGCTGTTGCTGATTTGATGATCCAGTTAGCGAATTTTGTGATCCGTAATTTTGAATCTGCGATCAACTCAGTCATTCGTGGAGTCAACAGCGCTGCACAGGCTGTTACGGGTTTGTTCGATAGAAGTTCAGATAGTATCAAGAAAGAGATTACGTTCTTGGAAAATGAACTTGATAGACTTCGAGCTGACGGCGCGGGGGAGGATTCACTTATAATTCGGGGCACTTTGGACCGCCTCAATGAGTTGCGGAAGCCGGTAGAAGATTTCGTAGTGTTTAACGAGATATCGCTGGGCCGCATAACTAACAGCTATGAGGGTGCCGCTCAGCAAATCGCTGATGTGTTTAACGAAG